AACCAGAGACTCGTGATTCTGTTACAGGAAGTGATGATGCAACTACTAGTTGGGAAACTCAGGAAACCAGAATGACTGGTGAATATACTGACCCTCTAGCTCAATCCTTTAGTGTAGGATCTGATGATTCTGGAGGAATTTATCTTACTAGTGTGGATTTGAAATTCCAAGCTGTTCCTGACCCCACTACAGCAAATTCCAGTGTTACAGTTCAACTTCGGGAAATGTCCTTAGGTACTCCTACTCGAACAATTCTCGCATATTCTGAAGTTGAAAAATTCCCTGCAGATATTGTTGTTTCTGATGATGCAAGTAAGGTAACTAATTTTAAATTCCAGGCTCCAGTTTATTTGGCATCCGGATCAGAATATTGTTTAGCTATTATTTCTGCCTCTACAGATTATAGAGTTTGGATTTCTAGACTAGGAGAAGTTGATGTTCCATCATCAGGAAGTAGAGAATCTGGTCAAGTTCTGGTTTCTGTACAGCCTTTACTTGGATCTTTATTTAAATCACAAAACTCTAGTACTTGGACTCCAAGCCAATATGAAGATTTGACTTTCCAGTTTTATAGGGCTGATTTTAACCGTGAAGGATCTGTTCAATTCTTTAATCCGGAGTTACCAATTGGAGATCAGAGTCTAAAGGTAAATCCAATTACTCCTTATCCTCAAGAAGTAAGAATAGGGTTGGGTACTGTAGTAAATACCACTACCTTAGTTGAAGGATGTATAGTTACTCAAACTGGTACAGATGGCCAAGGACAATTTGTTGGTTATGCTGGATCCGCTGCAGGTACTCTTAATTTAATTAGTGCTGGTATAGGATATACTCCTATTTCTGGTGGATATACTTTCACTGGAGTAGATCTTACAAGCATTACTGGAAGTGGATATAATGGAGTTGCTGATGTAACTATTGAGAATGGTGTTGCTGTGGCTGCTACTATTGCTGGAGCTCTCAATAGTACTAATCCTGGAACAGAGAATGGTGGTGGTACTGGATATCAAGTTGGTGATATTGTAGGGATACAAACTTTTGGTGTTGGATCTTTAGGAAGTGGAGTAAGATTCTCTATAGGAGAAATTTTTGGAAATAATGAAATAGTCCTTACGAATGTTCAAGGTACATTTGGTACTACTGCTGGCCAACAGCTATTTTATAATGGAGTAAGTAACGCTACTGGTGTGGGAATAGGTTCTACAATGTTGAATTTCCTTGATGGGGGTGTAATTCCACAAAGCCCAATTAGAATTACTAATGATGGCCTTCATGCGAAGGTTTTCTGTAGAAATCATGGAATGCATTCTTCTGGTAATGTGGTTACATTGTCCGATTTTAGTGGAGGATTAACAAATAGAACAACATTGTCAGCTTCTTATCCCAATACTGGTACTGGAAATATATCTATTACAAGTACCGAAAACTTTGGAACTTTTGAAAATGTTGTAGTTAGTGCTAGCAATCTTGGTTATGTTAGGATTGGTAATGAAATTATTTCTTATACCGGATTTTCAGCTGGAGGAGGTCTTACTGGTATTACAAGAGGTGTAAACAATACTACTCCAACCACACATTCTCAAAATGACATTGTTTATAAGTATGAAATGTCTGGAGTATCTCTTATGAGAATTAATACGACTCACAACTTGAATGATGTGGAACTCGCATCTCAAGGTGGTCCTGAGACTGCAATTACTTTAGATTCTTATACTGTAAAGGTGGATATGAGTTCTGGAGATAATGCAACTGATCGATCAGGTAGTGGAACTTTACCAGCCCTGAAGTTTGCTTCATCTCTTAATAATGGAGGTGTGTCGGCTAAGTCTACTTATAATATCCCATTTGAAATGGTTAAACCTAATTGGAATATAACTAGTCCAACTGGAACATCTATTCGACCTTCAATAAGAACTGTTTCTGGTAGTAGTATTTCTGGTTCTGATGGATCTTTTGTAGATAAAGGATTCCAACCTTTATCATTGAACCAAGAAAATTGGTTTAATAGTCCCAGAATAGTTGCTTCTTCTGTTAATGAAGATCAGTATCTTACTTCTCTTCCAGCAAATAAATCTCTCACCGTGAATGTGAATTTAAATACTCGTAATACCAAGATTTCTCCAATGATTGATTTGGATCAAACTTCGTTAGTGTTTACTTCCAATAGAGTTAATGCACCAGTTGGAGATTATGCTACTAATTTGGATGTGAAAACCACTGATCAAGATCCTCATAGATTTTTCTATGTTACTAAAAATATAACACTGGAAAATGAAGCAACAAGTTTACAGGTGTATATGGATGCTTATATGAGTAATGCGAGTGATGTGAGAGTATTTTACTCTTTAAATCAACCAGGTGGTGTTGATGATTCTATATTTGTTCCATTCCCAGGTTATAAGAACCTCAATCCAAGTAGGCCTGGAATTGTTATTGATCCAGCAAATAATGATGGATCTTCTGATATAAGAGTTCCAACAAAGGATAATTTCGCATCAAACCCATCTTTGGGTATGTTTAGTGAGTATAGGTTTACTGCTGATAGAATTCCATCATTCACAAACTTTAGAATTAAAATTATTGGAACAAGTACTAATCAAGCTTTTGCTCCCCAGATCAGCAATCTCAGGGTGGTGGCATTAGCATAAGATGAGTTTAATTCCTATAAAAGATGAGAGGGGTTTATTTAAAGATAGCCATTCAGGTGCTATCGTGAATAAGAATAATAGTGAATACCAGGCCTATATTGCTCAAAGAGAAAAACTTCTTTCCGATAAAGAAAGACTTGATAAAGTTGAAAATGAAATAAGTGACATTAAACAAATGCTCCAAATCCTCATAGATAAGTAAAATGGCAAATAACGCTATCACATTTGATCCTCCTGATGGAGTATCATATGGTGTTAATTTAACTATTAATAGTGGTACAGATTTTAAATCTTCTTTTCATGTGCTAAAAAATGACAGAACCAATTTTGATTTTACAAGTTGGACTGGTTCTTCTCAGATGACGAAATCTGTTTCGGTAGGATCTACTGCTTATCCAGCTGCGACTTTTGCTGTAGGGTTTACTAGTGCAGCAGGAGGAAAATTTGATATTTCATTAGGTTCTACCGCTACTAGGTCACTAAATGGTGGAAGATATTGGTATGATATTTTAGTAAGTTCTGGGTCTACCATTTATAGAATTGTTGAGGGCAACATATTAGTACAGGCGGGGGTATCTTCCGCACCATAAATATAAAAATAGTAGTAGTATAAAATGGCGCAGCCCACCTCTCGATCAGAATTAAAACAATACTGCTTAAGACAGCTGGGCGCTCCTGTCTTAGAAATTAATGTTGCTGAAGAACAGTGTGAGGATCTTATTGATGATGCTCTACAAGTATGGAATGAGAGACATTATGATGGTGTTACCCAAGTTTATTATAAGCATAAGATTACTCAAGCTGAGATTGATAGGGGCAAAGCTAAGGCTACTGATGGAGTAGGAATTACAACATATACCACTACTGGAGTAGATACAGGAACCGGAGCTGTTGAATCTATCTACTATGAAAGTAGTAATTACCTTCAAATCCCATCAAATATAATTGGAATTAATAAAGTATGGCAATATGATGATGCTCAATCTATGAGTATCTCCAATATGTTTAGTTTTAAATATCAGTTATTTTTAAATGATGTTTATTATTGGGGAAATGCTGATTTATTGGGTTATTCAATGGCTATGAGTTATGTGGAGACTTTGAATTTTCTTCTTAATACTCATAAAGCTATTCGTTATAATCAAAGAATGGATAGATTATATTTGGATGTAGATTGGGGTAATTTGAGTAAAGATAAGTATTTGATTATTGATGCTTGGTCAGCCATGGATGGTAATACTTATACCGGAGTATGGAATGATCCATTCTTAAAGAAATATACAACCTCTTTAATTAAGAGGCAGTGGGGACAAAATTTAATTAAATTCCAGGGAGTTAAATTGCCTGGTGGTATTGAGTTTAATGGAAGACAGATTTATGATGATGCTCAAAAGGAACTTGATGATATTAAATCTCAAATGTCTTCTACTTATGAGATTCCCCCGTTGGATTTGATAGGTTAAGGTTATGGCTCTTAATTCTTACACTCTTAATGGAGCGACAGGCGAACAAGAACTTCTCCAAAGTCTTGTCAACGAACAGTTGAAGATGTATGGGGTTGAAGTTTATTATATTCCTAGAAAATATATAAAAACTAATACTGTTATTAAGGAAGTAATAGAATCCAAATTTGATGATGCATATCCTATAGAAGCATATGTTGATAATTATGAAGGATATGGGGGACAAGGAACACTCTTATCTAAATTTGGTATCCAGGATGTAGATGATTTAACATTAATTATTTCTAAAGAAAGGTTTGAGACTTATATTAGTCCCTTAATGAAAGGTGGTGCAAATGTAGAATTATATACCCGCCCCAAGGAAGGAGATATCATCTATTTCCCATTAGGAGATAGATTGTTTGAAATTAAGTATGTTGAGCATGAACAACCTTTTTATCAACTCAAGAAGAATTATGTTTATGAGTTGAGATGTGAACTCTTCCGTTATGAGGATGAAGTTCTGGATACTGGTGTTAAAGATATTGATGATGAAATAGAACAGATTGGATATATTCAGACTCTTTCTTTGATAGGAACTTCTGTTCAGGCAACTGCTACTGCATCTCATGTATCTAGTGGAGCAGTAACTCAAATATTCATGACCAATATGGGTAATGGATATCTATATCAACCACTTATTGGAATAGGTTCTGCACCTTCCGGCGGTACTACTGCTAGTGGTATAGGGTCTATATCAACTGAATGGATTAATGCTGATGGAAGTGTAGGTGGAAAGATTGCTTCTGTTAATATAATCAATGCTGGTGCTGGTTATACCGAACCCCCTTTAATTACTATAAATGATCCTACGGGATATGGTTCAGGGGCTGCTGCTACAGTTGGTATTAGTACTGATCAAGGATCTATAGGAATATTCTCTATTACTAATGCTGGATCCGGATATACTACAGAACCTTCTGTAACCATTTCAGCACCGCCTGCAGGTGGAACACAGGCTGTTGGTATTGCTACTATTAATGCTGCAGGTATTGTTACATCGATGTATATCACCCATTCTGGTGTTGGATATACTGATGCTCCTACAATAAGTCTCAGCGCACCATCTTCATCTGGTACTGGTGGTTATATCTTCAACGAAGTGGTAACAGGTTCAACATCAGGAACTACTGCTAGGGTTAAGTCTTGGAATGCTCAGACTTATGAATTGGAAGTAGGAATTATTAGTGGAGGATTTAGTCCGGGTGAGAATATAGTGGGAGGTGAATCTGGAGCTACTTATGCTTTAAGAGTTCAGGATACATGGGATTCTACTAACAGAACCAGTGATGATGGAACTATAACTACAACTCCATTCTCTGATAATGAAACTATTGAGTTGAGCTCAGATGATATCATAGACTTTACTGAGACTAATCCGTTTGGGATGCCGTAATTGGTTAAATAGTACATACACAGGTATAAGGTAATGTTTGAGTATTTTTATAACGAGATCTTTAGATCTGTCATTATTGCATTTGGATCCATTTTTAATGGAATTGAAGTTCGTAAGGATAGTAGTGTCATTAAAGTGCCTTTGGCTTATGGACCTACTCAAAAGTTTCTTGCTAGAATGCAGCAAGACGTAGATCTTAATAGACCTACTCAAATAACGTTGCCTCGAATGTCATTTGAGTTTTTGGGATTACAGTATGATCCCACCAGAAAAATGACTCAGACTCAAACCTTTGCAATGGAAGAGCCTGATGGAACTACAATTCAAAGAGCCTATCTTCCTGTTCCATATAATATGTCATTTGAACTTAGTGTTTTGACAAAGTTGAATGATGATATGCTTCAAATTACAGAACAAATTATACCATATTTTCAGCCCACTTATACTATTCCAATTAAATTTTTAGGTAATTTAAAAGAAGTAATTAATGTTCCTATTCAATTGGATAGTATTGAAATGGAAGATGATTATGAAGGAAATTTTGATACTAGGAGAGCTCTTATCTATACCTTAAGATTTACAGCCAAAACCTATGTTTATGGTCCTATTGCTGATGTTACTAGTGATATTATTAAGAAGGTTCAAGTTGGATATATTGCTGGCACTTATGATAAGAGTGTAACTCCATCCAGAGATCTTACTTACTCAGTAGTTCCCAGAGCCACTAAGGATTATGATGGTGTTGTTTCAACTCTTTTATCTGCAAATGTTAATTTGACTGATACTATTATTGAAGTGGATGATGGTACTGCAGTTTCTGCTCAGACTTATATCTATATTGATCAAGAAGAGATCTATATAGAAGCTGTGAGTAGTAATAAACTTACAGTAAGAAGAGCACAAGATAATACTACTGTTCAAAATCATGTATTGGGGGCTCAGGTCAAGACCATTACAGATGCTGATGATAACTTGATTGAGGTTGGGGATGACTTTGGATTTGATGGTTCTACGTTCTAAGTTTAATTTATGTCTAGCAAATTTGAAAAATTAAATAATACTTTCAATATAACTCCCACAGAAGTAGAAGTAGATTCTATCCAAGTTTCTGTTGGGGTTGATAAGGAAAAGCCTGATAGACTTGCAAAAAGTGATGTTGAAAGAGATTATGAATATACTAGAGGTAATCTTTACTCTATTATTGAAAAGGGTCAGGAAGCTATTAATGGTATTCTGGATGTAGCTGAACAAAGTGATATGCCTAGAGCTTATGAGGTTGCAGGTCAGTTAATTAAGAGTGTTTCTGATGCAACTGATAAGTTAATGGATCTTCAGAAAAAATTAAAGGATGTTAATAAGGAAGAAGAAACTAAAGGTCCAACAAATGTTACTAATGCCTTGTTTGTAGGATCTACAGCAGATTTACAAAAAATGTTGAAAGAGCAGGGTAATACTAAATAGGGAAGGGAGATAAATCCCAAAGTACTTTTAGTATCCATAAAATGTCAGAAGATAATAATGACAATTTACCATCTATAGATGATTATAAGGCAGAGGAATTACCCTCTCTTGATAGCATTTTAGAAGAATATAAATTACCTTCAGTTGAAGATTTTAAAGAGAAGGAAGAAGTAGTAGAAGAAGAAAAAAATACTTGTGGGGAAGGAGAATATTTCTGTAATGATGAACAAAAATGTAAGCCTATTCCTAAGGGACATAAAGTTCTGCCAGATGGGGAACTAGTTAAGGAATCGCAAGATCTTACTGAAGT